CTTGGCGTTGGAGAGTGACCCACTAAGTCATGCTGGGCTTGTTAGTAGAAAGCAAGCCATCGCCGCACTACGCCAAGCACTGGAGACAGAGCAAGAGCCAGTGGCGTGGATGTTTGTCAATGAAGACGGTGAATGTGAGCAGATTGAGTACGGCCCTGTATTTGATGATCCTGGGGTAACGCCGCTTTACGCTTCACCACCAAAGCGTGAATGGGTTGGGCTGACGGATGAGGAGATACAAGATTTAGGTTATCTGTCCGAAAAGTTTGATGCAAGTAATTCAGAGTGGTTTGATCGATGGGGATTTGCCCAAGCCATTGAAGCCAAGCTAAAGGAGAAGAATCAGTGAACTACTTAGCCACGCATGTTGGCTGTGATGATTGTGGATCTAGTGATGCATTGTCCGTATCTGTTAATGATAAAGGAGAAACTTGGTCACACTGTTTTGCTTGTGGCACGAACACTAAAATGTCTGAAGATGTTTATAACTTCAGACAAAAGCATACAAAGTCTGCTAAGGTGATTCCAATGTTAAATGGCAAGTATCAGTCCATACCGCTAAGAAACCTATCCAGAGATGCATTAAAAGCCTTTGGTGTGATGATCACTGATGATGGTGGTGTAGCTTTCCCCTACTGTGATGCTGATGGTAAGGTCACTGCCTACAAGGTAAGACATGATGCAATGAAGACTGATTGCACTATCAAAGGTGATTGGTCTAAGGCAGGTTTATTTGGAGCGCAGTTATTCGCTAAAGGTGGTAAGAGCATCACTCTCACTGAAGGTGAATTTGATGCTGTTGCTGTGTATCAGATGAATGGTATGCGGTATCCAGTAGTAAGCATACGCAATGGCGCACAATCAGCACTAAAGGACTGCAAGGACAACTATGAATATCTTGACTCTTTTGAAACCATTGTTATCAGCTTTGATGCTGATGAGGTTGGTAAGCAAGCTGCTACGAAGGTAGCTGATCTATTCGGTGCTAAGGCTAAGATAGTAAAGCACAGGCAACCACACAAGGATGCTAACGATTATCTCAAAGATGAGATGATTAAGGAGTATATCCAGGATTGGTTTGCTGCTGAGGTCTATGTACCTGATGGGATCATTGAAGGATCAAAGCTTTGGGAAGAGATCAACACACCAGCCATTAAAGCCTCTTGTGACTATCCTTGGCATGGGTTGAATGCTTTGACCTATGGTATCCGTAAAGGTGAGCTGGTGACGTTTACAGCAGGATCTGGACTAGGTAAATCACAGGTACTGAGGGAGATTGTATACCACATCCTATGTAAGACTGAGGACAACATTGGCTTGATGTTCCTGGAGGAGTCTACTGTCCGCACTGCCAAAGGTATCATGTCTATTCATGCGAACAAGCCATTGCATTTACCTGACACAGCATACACTGATGAGGAGTTTAGAGATGCCTTTGAGCACACTCTTGGCACTAATAGGGTTTATCTTTTTGATCATTTTGGGAGTACATCAATTGACAACATACTATCAAGAGTCAGATTCATGGCTAAAGGACTCGGATGTAGCTTTGTTGTGTTGGATCATATTAGTATTGTCGTCAGTTCTGGCGATGTTGGCGATGAACGTAAAGCATTAGATGAGATCATGACCAAGCTTAGGATGATTGTTCAGGAGACAGGCATAGCACTATTGATTGTTAGTCATCTTAAAAGACCAGACGGTAAAGGCCATGAAGAAGGAGCAGCTACTTCACTAGGTCAGCTTAGAGGATCTGGTAGCATTGCACAGTTGTCAGATATGGTGATCGGTATGGAAAGGAATGCACAGCATGATGATGAACGTGAACGCAATACCACCAGGATTAGGGTACTCAAGAACCGTTTCAGCGGTGTCACAGGTCCAGCCTGTAACGTCTATTACAGCCACTCAACAGGAAGGTTATCAGAGGTCACACAAGATGAAGACTTATGAAGATTTAAAAGAGGATACGAAACGATTTGCTTTACAGCAGATACGTACAGGGTCTACAATGGGTGAAGTAGTTTGTTCGTTTGAAGAGATCATTAATGAGATCAGGAAGACATCAGACTATGTAGAGGCTATGCAAGATGCTAACAGGAGACCTTAATGGCTGAGGTAACAAACATTGAAGAGCATGATGATGGAACAGCTACACTACACTTGGATCTTACTGATGAAGAGATTAAGATGTTGATTCAATGGGGTATCAAAGAAGCAATTAAGTTAGCTTTCTTAAAGGAAAAGAACTTTGATTGGAAGGACAGCGGCAGTGAAACAAACACTTAGAGACATGATGAGCCAATGCTGGAACAACCGTATGGATTGTGAGCACTTTGACTTTGAGAAGTTTGCTGAGATGGTAGCCTTCCAAGCCAGTGAAGAAAGGTTAGATCGCTGTATTGAAGCTTTAGAGAGAAGAGGTTACGCTGATGCAGCAGATGTTATCAGAGGAGAAGGTTAATGTGGGTAATGGATAGGCTGTTAGCTGACCACGCAGAGCTAAAGAAGAAGTATGATACACTGCTAGAAGACTATCAGAAACTGGTACATAAATATGAAGAGCTTAGTGCTGGACATCGAAACAGACATGAAGCAGACTGTTATCTTCTGCGTAGTCACGAAGGATCTGACAACAAGTGAGGTGGTATGTCATACTCATCCAAATACACTAAAGCCTCTTATAGAGGATTACGACACAGTGATCGGACACAATCTAATCAGCTTCGACGGTTACCACCTTCGGAGATTGTGGAACATTACGATACCACTCAAGAAGGTGTCCGATACGCTCGTGCTGTCGAGGCTATGGAATCCCAGTATCGAAGGAGGTCACAGTCTAGAAGCATGGGGGAAAAGATTAGGGAATCACAAGATTGAGTTCCAAGACTTTACTGCTTTGACAAAAGAGATGATTGATTACTGTATCCAGGATGTCAATCTTACTGGTGAACTTCATCGCAAACTATGCGGAGAATTGAAGGACTTTTCACCACAAAGCATTGATATCGAACACAAGGTACAGTTCATTGTTGCACAGCAGGAAAGACATGGATTCAAACTAGACATCCCTTTATGTACTGAGTTCATCTCTCAGTTAACTACGAAGTTATCAACCATTGAGGAGAACCTACAGACTATATTTCCACCGATCATCACTGAACGTGTTAGTGAGAAGACAGGTAAGAAGCTAAAGGATCATGTTGAAGTGTTTAACCCAGGCTCCAGAGATCAGATAGGACGTAGATTGATATCATTAGGTTGGAAGCCTGATAAGTTTACTGAGACAGGTAAACCAATGGTTGATGAAGTCATTTTAGATCGTTTGATAAAGGATTGTTCATAATGCTTATTAGATACAACACATATATAGGAATAAAATGAATGAGCTGGCTCTTTTCGCAGGCGCTGGTGGCGGAATACTCGGATCTCATATACTCGGATGGCGAACCATCTGTGCAGTCGAGTGGGAGCCTTATGCCGCAAGCGTACTTGTGCAGCGACAAAATGATGGGATTCTCCCGCCTTTCCCGATTTGGGATGACGTTCAGACTTTTGACGGTAGACCGTGGAGAGGCATTGTTGATGTCGTATCTGGAGGGTTTCCCTGTCAGGACATATCAGTTGCAGGAAAGGGCGCAGGAATTGATGGCGCAAGGAGCAGTATGTGGAAACATATGGCAAGAATCATCAACGAAGTTTACCCAACTTTCACTTTTATCGAAAACTCCCCTATGCTCCGCACTAGAGGACTCGGTGTTGTTCTCCAAGACCTTGCCAAAATGGGGTATGATGCTCAATGGGGAGTGTTTTCAGCATCCCAAGTTGGAGCTAGGCATAAAAGAGATAGAATGTGGATTGTTGGATTCAACCCCAACAGCAGTAATGCCCGTAGAGTCAAAAAACCCACAAGAACGGATTTATATTCTCCCTTCAGGGAGACCGAAAAAAGTAAGCAAGAAAGGATCAAAAGGGAGTTTGAATTGGGCGCAGTTGATGTTGCACAAAGGTTTTCTTCCTACTGCGATGCTTTGCGAACATTACATGGGATGGCCGATAGGGTGGACAGACTTAAAGCCCTTGGTAACGGACAAGTTCCAGCAGTGGCAGCAAGTGCATGGAATAGACTAAGTTCTTTGATAATATGAAAGATACTGAAAAGTTAAAACAAGCTGCACTAATGATACGTGAATATCTACTTATCCAGAAGCGTATAGCACAGGCTACATCGTGGCTAGAACACGTTGCTGATGATGGTAGGGTACACGGTAAGGTCATCACTAACGGTGCTGTCACAGGGCGTATGACGCACCATAGCCCTAACATGGCACAGGTTCCTGCTGTTAATGCTGAGTATGGTGAAACATGCAGACAAGTATGGACTGTAGATCCTGGTAATGTCTTGGTTGGCTGTGATGCTTCAGGCTTAGAACTACGTATGTTAGCTCATTACATGAAAGATGATGAGTACACTAAGGAGGTGATCAATGGGGATGTCCACACTAAAAACCAACTCGCTGCTGGTCTTGAGAGTAGGGCGCAAGCAAAGACGTTTATCTATGCCTTTCTCTATGGAGCAGGGCCAGCTAAGATTGGATCGATTGCTCAAGGGAGCGCCGAGGAAGGAAAGAAACTCATCACCCGTTTCCTTAAGAATACGCCAGCTCTCAAGACACTTAAAGATAAAGTTAGCAGGTATGCAGAGAAAGGGTATTTACCTGCCCTTGACGGTCGTCGATTATGGGTACGGTCGGAACACGCAGCACTTAACACGTTACTTCAAGGAGCTGGTGCGATCTCGATGAAGCAAGGTCTGATCCACCTACACGAGTCACTGAAGAAACATAAGATACCTGCACACTTTGTGGCTAACGTCCATGATGAATGGCAGATAGAATGTCCTAAGCAGTATGCTGATGATGTTGGTAAACTCGCTGTAGCAGCTATTGAGAAGGCTGGTGTTACCTTGGGTTTACGTTGTCCTCTAACGGGTGAATACAAAGTAGGAAACAACTGGAAGGAAACACATTGATGATTACCAACTTTGATGAGATTGATTCTCTTGTCGTAACTATCAAAATAGGAAAGGATGATGCTGGTTATGTAACAATGGATGTTGAGAGTGATAAGTTAGTATCAAACCGTATGATGTTGGCGTTGCTACATTCTATTGCGGAATCAGCTACAGAATCAATGATGGCTGAGATACAAAGTAGAATATTGCTTGACAAATTTAAGATGCACTGATATACTGTTATTGTATTTTCACTGAGGAAATTAACATGGAACAAAAACCTGTACGTATTGAAGCAACCTTGATGTGGCCCTTCCTTGATAAGCCTAACGATATGTCTGGCAAGTATCAAGTAGATCTGACTAACTTGTCGGACAAGGCTGTTAAGGCTTTGGAAGATATGGGTATCTCTGTTCGCAACAAAGAAGATAAAGGCTTCTTTATTACTACTAAGAGTAACCACACCATCAAAGCACTTGATAAGAACGGTGATGAGGTGCTTGCACACATTGGTAACGGTACAAAGGCTGTGTGTGTTATAGGCTCATACTCATGGACCTTTAAGAACAAGAAAGGTGTATCACCTTCATTGAAGAAACTAGTTATCACTGACTTGGTTACTTACAGTGCACAGCCTAAGCAGGAAGAAGAAACAGAAGACGTACTGTAATGAAGCTAATGCCAATCATTGATGGTGACATTCTCTGCTACCGTGTAGGCTTTGCCTGTAACGAGGAACCAGAGAAGGTTGCTATCAGAACGATGGCAGACATGTTGGAGGAGCTGATCTTTATTGAACTCTCCTCTAACATCCATGTCGGTTACTTAACTGGTAAGGACAACTACAGGCATGACATTGCTAAGACACAACCATACAAAGGAAACAGAAAGGATGCGCCCAGGCCCGTACATCTTCATAGCCTTCGTGAGTATCTTATTACTGCTTGGGACTTCAGAGTGGCTGATGGACAAGAGGCTGATGATGCTATTGGAATCCATGCCACGCTAACCAGGGATAACTCAATCATCGTATCCATTGACAAAGACTTAGACATGATCCCTGGTCATCACTACAATCCTGTGAAGAAGGATCATTACTACGTGAATGACAAAGAAGCAATCAAGAACTTCTATCGTCAGATCCTTACTGGTGACAAGGTAGACAATGTACAGGGATTACGTGGTATTGGTCCTAAGAAGGCTGATAAGATCCTTGGTGACTTTGATACTGATCTAGCTATGTATGAAGCTGTGCTGAAGGCTTATGATGGCGATGCTGAGCGTGTGTTAGAGAACGGACAACTACTGTGGATTAGACGTAGGAAGGATGAAATATGGCAACCACCGACACCATCGTCTACCTAGAGTGGATAGACGCTGTAGCCAGCTCAGGATGGCAACTAAAGGGTACTGGCTCTGTAGCAAGATGTAAGTCCGTTGGGTTTATGACGCATGAGACTGATGATGAAGTACACCTAGCAGCAGCAATAGGAGAGAATGATTGCAATGCTGTCATGATCATCCCTAAGAGCTGGATAAGTAATTGGACGGAGATTGACATTGAAGCCTTCAAGCGCAAAAAACAAAGGAAGACTGCTGCAAAAGCTGGTAGTGCAAAAGCTAAGAGACACTTTCAACCTAAGCGAACATGATTGCAAAAGCACACCAATGGGTACACAGGGCGAGGATGTCTGGCTCTCGACGAATGCACTGGAACGATTTAGGTACGGTATTGAGTGCAAGAACAGAGCAAGAATCGCAGTCTACACAGACTATGAACAAGCAATACGGCACTGTGAAGGCAAAGACAAAGAACCCCTCTTAGTCATCAAGCAGAATAGATCTGATCCTTTAGCACTGGTTAGCCTTGATCACTTCATAGCACTAGCAGAGAAAGCTAAACTGTGGGAAGCACATCAGAAGCAGAAGACTGTAGAGGAAAGCAAACAAGCCACCAGGATGAGAAAGGTTTATGGCAAACATTAAAGTAGACTACATCGAACACATGGGTAATGACTTAACGGTAGTCAATGCTGCTCGTGTTAGCTTTGATAAAGAGTCAGAAGCTGTTGATTGGTATGACACAGAGCAAGGTAACCACTACTTTCCTTTACCAGTGTTAGACCCTAAAGACATCAAGCTGATTAACTATCTAGCTAAGCACAATCATTGGAGTCCCTTCAGCCATTGTTTCATTCAGTTCAGGATCAAAGCACCGATCTTCGTAGCTAGGCAGTTGATGAAGCATACGGTAGGGTTAGCCTGGAATGAAGTCAGTAGACGTTATGTTGATAGCTCACCAGAATTCTATCAGCCTACCTACTTCAGACGTAAAGCACCAAATGTCAAGCAAGGAAGTTCATCAGAACCAGTAAAAAGTCACACTGATTGGAATGCAACAGTTGACAAGTACACTGCTTATATGGTAACATTGTACGACCTAATGCTCAAGGAAGGTATTTGCCCTGAGCAAGCTAGGATGATACTCCCCCAATCCATGATGACTGAATGGTATTGGAGTGGGAGCCTTTACGCCTTTGCTAGAGTATGTCAATTAAGGTTAGCAAAGGAAGCCCAAGCAGAGACAAGGATCGTTGCAGAGAACATCTGCCGAGTCTGCTCTGAAGTATTCCCTAATTCCTGGGATGCCCTAATGAATGGAGATGAAGATGAGCGATAGTAGAATTAGTTTTCATATGTCAATAGGTTCAGATGAAGACGAAGAAGGAAAGAGGCACAACGCTGACTATGGTTTCCCACTACAGCATATGGTTGATATTAATGCTACCTACGATAGTGGTATAGCTTGGCCTACGCTGTTAGAGAAAGCCTGTGAAGCCCTCGGTGCTTACTACGGTTACGATGTCAAAGAGAAAGTATTCGTTAAGCAGTTTGACAAGATCGTTAACATATTCGGACATGATGATCCGTCACACTTTAGTACAGACTCAGACGCTGATGAGAATCCTGCTACTTGATATCGAATCAGCACCTAACACTGCGTATGTCTGGGGTTTGTTTCAACAGAACATCAGTATCAGTCAGATCGTAGACAGCAGTAGTGTTTTGTGTTGGTCCGCTAAGTGGTATCAAGGTGATCAGTTAATGTTCAGCAGCATCCTAAACGGTAAGAAGACTATGCTAAAGAAGATCCATAGTCTCTTAGATGAATGCGATGCTGTGGTACATTACAATGGGACTAGGTTTGACATACCTACACTCAATAAAGAGTTCCTAGAGGCTGGTATGTCTCCTCCAGCACCTTACCATCAGATTGATCTGCTTAAGACTGCTAGAAAGGAATTTAGGTTTCCTAGTAACAAGCTGGACTATGTAGCTAGAGCGTTAGGGTTAGGTCAGAAGACTAAGCATGAAGGCTTTGAACTTTGGATCAAGTGTATGAACAAAGACAAAGCAGCATGGGAAATCATGGAGCAGTACAATAAACAAGATGTAATCTTACTGGAAAAAGTCTATGAGCGATTTCTTCCCTGGATTCGAACCCACCCTAACGTCTCAGTCAACAAAGACCACCGAAGCTGTACACGATGCGCTAGTATCAATCTACAAAGGCGAGGGTTTAGTACCTCCCTTACAGGAAAGTATCAGCGTTACCAGTGCCAAGACTGCGGTGGATGGCAACAACAAAGAAGGAGTGAACCAATTGCTTCCGAAGTACTCAAACCAAGCTAAACAGGTCGGTGGTGATCATTACAAACAGACAACACTACAACCTTGGGATGTTATCTCAGCATGGTCATTAGACCCTTGGTTAGCTAATGTTGTTAAGTATGTGCAGAGGCACCAACGAAAGAATGGTAGAGAAGATCTACTTAAAGCAGTACACTATCTGGAGTATGTGATTGAGAACTATGACTTAGTAAAGAGTAAGTATTATAAGGAGTGACTATGGCTTTAACGATTCTGGACTTATTTGAAAAACTTAAGAGACTAGATGAGATCTCTCTAATGGAGATCTTAGGGATAACATCAGAAGAACTGGTAGACAGGTTTGAGGACAGAATCGAAGCCATGTTTGACCAACTTGTTGACGAAATAGATGACACCGAAGAGGACGAAGAATGAAGTTAAATAACTACTCAAGTTTTATCCACAAAAGCCGCTACAGTCGTTTCATTGACGAACAAGGCAGACGTGAGAACTGGAGTGAAACAGTTGATCGCTACATGGGATTCATGAAGAAACAACTGTTAGACAAACACAAGTATGAGATCCCACAACACATTTACAAAACAGTACATAAAGCAATCCTTAACATGGATGTAATGCCTTCGATGCGTTGTATGATGACTGCTGGAGAGGCACTTGAGCGTCAGAACATTGCTGGTTATAACTGTAGTTATCTGCCTATCGACGACCCTAAGTCCTTTGATGAAGCGATGTACATCCTCCTGTGTGGAACAGGTGTTGGATTCTCAGTAGAGGCTAAGTATGTTAATCAACTACCTGAAGTCCCTGATCAGTTATTCGATAGTAAAACTACTATCGTGGTATCCGACAGCAAAGAGGGCTGGGCTAAAGCATTACGACAACTCATTGCTTTACTATACGCTGGAGAAGTTGCAACCTGGGATGTATCCAAAGTTAGACCTGCTGGCTCCAGACTTAAGACCTTTGGAGGCAGAGCTTCTGGTCCAGAACCCCTCGTTGAACTATTCAAATTTGTTATTAGGAAGTTCCAAGCGGCCAAAAATCGTCGTCTGTCGTCCCTTGAATGCCATGATATTCTGTGCAAGATCGGGGAGGTTGTTGTTGTGGGTGGTGTGCGGCGTTCTGCGATGATCTCTTTAAGCGATCTAAGTGATGATCGTATGGCACACGCTAAAGCCGGTGCTTGGTGGGAACAGCAAGGACAACGTAGCCTAGCTAACAATTCTGCTGTGTATGGTACAAAGCCTTCAGTAGGTCAATTCATGCGTGAATGGTGCTCAGTCTATGAGAGTCATTCAGGTGAACGTGGTATCTTCAACAGGGAGGCATCACAGAAACAAGCTGCTATCAATGGTCGTAGAGATCCTAACCATGACTTTGGTACGAATCCTTGCTCAGAGATTATCCTACGTCCTTACCAGTTCTGTAACCTCACAGAGGTCATTGTTCGTGATACGGACACACTTCAAGACTTGATGTATAAAGTACGTGTAGCAGCGATTCTAGGCACTTGGCAGAGCACAATGACTACCTTCCCATACCTACGTAAGATCTGGGAAAAGAACACCGCTGAAGAACGTCTATTGGGTGTATCGCTGACAGGTATCTATGATCATAAGCTACTGAATGATCCTGATGATAAAGCGTTACCAGCAAGATTGGAGATGTTGAAAAATGAAGCAATCATTGCTAATGAAGTTACAGCAAATGCTCTTAATATCCCTGTCTCTGCTGCTATCACTTGCGTCAAGCCTTCTGGTACTGTGTCTCAGCTTTGTGGCACTGCTTCTGGCATTCATCCTCAACATGCCCAGTATTACATTAGGCGTGTACGATCAGATAAAAAAGACCCTCTCACGGCGTTTATGATCGAACAAGGTATTCCTAGTGAACCTTGTGTGATGAGACCAGATAGCACTACTGTGTTCTCATTTCCTATGAAGGCTCCTGAAGGTGCTATCACCAGGGATGATGTTGATGCTATATCTCATCTTAAGTTATGGCGTGTGTATCAGCTTCACTGGTGCGAACATAAACCTTCAGTGACTATCTCAGTCAATGAGAATGATTGGCCTACTGTAGGGGCTTGGGTGTACGATAACTTTGATATCTGCACTGGTGTATCGTTCCTACCAATGGATGGAGGCACGTATAGGCAGGCACCTTATGAGACATGTAGCAAGGAAGAATATGAAGCCTTGTTAGCTAAGATGCCTTCAGATATCAATTGGGATATGCTCAAGGAGAATGATGATAACGTCGAAGGTGCACAGCAGCTTGCCTGTGTAGCCGGAGTGTGTGAGATCTAGATAAAAAAAGACCCCTGCAAAGGGGTCTATAAAGGTCACTAAGGAAAACTATGCCGAATATCTATGGTTGGTCTTTTCTAACTGGGTTCATGTTAGGGATTTGTTACTCGGATGATTTTGTCGTAGCTGACGAGGACGGATCTGAGATCCCTCTCGAAGGGTTCTTTGTCTTTGTTAACATTGGTATCTTCAGCTTTGTTGTTGGATGGGCTAAGGAGGAATAATGTCGCCTCTGCTTCACGACGAAGAACAAGGCCTTTGGTTACTTTACCTGCTGCAAGATTCCAACGCTTTAGTTCTTGAACAGCTTCCTCCCATTCTTCTTTGTTTATCCTTGTTCGCATCGTGGATGATCGGAGTCTAGCTGGTCCTAAGTTGTAAGTCCAGCTAAGTATTGCAGCAGCTTTATTTTGGTGTTTCGTCAACACTGGACAGGCTTTGTAGACTTGAAGTAGGAATCTCTCTGCATCAAGTTCAAATAAGGCTTGTCCTCTTTCTTTTGTGATCTCAGGATCATCTAAGGTAACCTTATCTCCATTCTCGTACATCGTAGATCCCCAACCTATGGTGGGTACGTTAGCACTACAGAGATAAGGTTTACTTCTCCATCCTTCGAATCTCTTAATCAATGGTTCAGCGATTGAGATTACTTCTTTGATTCCCATACCCTACCAACGAACCAAAAAGTTAGAATCAAGGACAGCATACCTTCATCGTAATCAGTCCATCCTGACAACAACACTGATGTCCATGAACCATCCTGAAGAAAAGCTAGATATAGTCCAGCAGCTTTGACAACTGAATAGAAAGCTACAAACCAGTACGTCACTGCTGGTCTAACCAAAGCAGATAGTGATGCTACCCACTTCCAAGCCTTACTGTCAGACTCTGCTTGTTGTTTGAATGCTTCACCGATAGCATCTAATTCATGCTCTTGTAGACGCTGATGTCCCTGCTGTAGAGCAAACTCTGCTTGCATCTTAGCGATAGAGACTTCAACATCTAACTTCTTCAGTTCATGCTCTCTTTCAAACTTCCTATCTAAGATCTTTAGGACTTCTGGAGCAAGACGAAAGACACCACCGATAAGAGCACCAATGAGTTCAAACATTGATGAAGTCTCCCATGATCTGGCGAACAACACTTGATGAAGGTGCGCTTGTCTGAATACCCCTACGCCTTAGTTCTTGCTGAATCTCTTCTAATGATGGTCCTGGCTCTACAGGAGATGTTGTTGGTAATTGCTGCATAGATTGATCTTCTGGTGTCTCTGGTGATATTTGAGGACCAGCACGAAGAGCCATAGCACCTGTATACTTACCAACAGCTTCAATACCACGCTGAATAACCTCTGCTTTTGGTTTCTGTCTTTGAGCTTCTTTTAACGCATTGTTTATGTTAGGATCAAAGAATACCTCAGACAAAGCCTTTGGAGAAGCAACATAGTCAGCTAATCCTTTAATACTGTCTGTTAAGATCTTAACTAAGTTACCAGACTGTGCTGTACCGCCTAATGCCCTAGTAGTGGCATAAGCCTCACCACCAGACATCATAGAAGGACCACCTGCTCTTCCTTCAGACTGTAAAGCCTTTTGCATAAAAGACATTGCTTTGATAGCATCTGCTTTATCTGCTGCTGTTGGGAACAAGAAGTTAAACTCACCAGACTGAATACCCTTTAGGGCTGCTTGGATATTAAAGGTAGGTGTGTTCGCAGCAGCACCTTTGATGTCTGCTTTGTTAAGTACATCTTGAAATAAGATACCACGTACTTGATTAGCTACATCAGGTGCTTGTTGACCTAGTGTACTGAACACAATAGCTTGCTGTGATTTAGGAAGTGTTGCTAGCTTCATAGCAACATCTTCAGGAACTAAGTCAGTAACTCTTTCTACATCAAAAGTCTTAGTAATAGGATAGTTAGCAAATTCTTCAATCTTGTCTATGTTTTTAGCAAAGTTGTCTCTTGCTGTTTTTAAACGATCTGCTCCAGGGACACCTTGATCAATAGCTAAATCTAAAGCATCTTTGTAGGCTCTTAGAACCTGTCTAGCAAAGTTCTTTACTTGTCCTTGAGCAACACCAGCGAACATATCACTACCACCAACATCAGCTAAGGAACCAGCACCTTTAAAGGCTGCTTCACCCCATGCTGATATGTTCTTCTGTAAACGTTCAATATCAATATTTCTTGCTCTATCAGGGACAGCAGGAACTACTGTAGTTGTTGCGGGTTGTCCACTAGGACCAAGAACTGTTGACTGAACAGTCTGTGCTGGTTGTCCAGGTTCAACAAATTCTTCTCTTATTTTCCTAAGAGCAGATATAAAAGAAGAATTCTGTGGTGTCTCTGGACCTAATTGAGCTAACTGTTGATCTACCATTTGCAATACAGGTGTAGTATCAACTAAACCACCAGCATTCTTTGCAGCAGCAAAGTCTCTTTTAGCTTGTGACTTAAGTTGTCCTGATAGGGCAGATCCAAAGTTGTTGAACGATGACCATACTTGATTAGTTAATGCAACAGGATCAACATTCATATCTCCTGCTCTGTTAAACAAACCAGTTAGGTAGTTACGAACATCAGAGGCTTGCTGTATGTCAAACTGTCTTGGGAGTTCTCCGCTTTCTGGAGCAGCACGAACACGCTCTTCCCTAGCTAGTTGTTGACGGTTTCCTGTGAACTGTCCTGGTGTAAGCCTACCTACATCAAGGACACCAGTATCAGCCGGTGTTCGCATACCTTCAGGCTTTAACAACTGACTTCTACCAGCTCTTAAACCACTAGCAATAGCGTATGGAGAAGCCTGTAGAGCAAACTGTGCAGCAGGAGAATCAGGTGCTATTGTACTTGCAGCTACGCCTGTAGCACCGGCTACAGGAGCCTCTATAGCAGCAGCGCCCATACCAGCCCTGCCTGTAATACCAGGAAGACCAGCAGCAGTCAATGCAGCAGCAGGGGCAGCAGCAGCACCAAATTCGTAAGCACCTCGAAAACCTGGGATAGTGTTTAAGTCTACTCCTGATAGTTCTTTTACACCTCTAACCATACCTTGTGTTGAAAAGGCAGACGGATCTTGTTTTTTCTTAAGGTAATCGTATAGGTTACCCCAACCACCAACAATGTCTAAAACACCTTTAGCGCCTCCTTTAACTAGAGACTCACCAAAGTCTCTTACATTCTGTGTGAATGTCTTTTCTTGAGCTGGCTCAAACACAGATCTTTGGTTTTTTGCATCACCACCATAAGCGTTAGGATCAATACCACGCCTACGCATTTCAGCTTCAATGGCTTGCATTTCCTCAAGGTTCATAGCCATTATTAACGCCTTCCGCTTTTGTAAGCATCAATGAGTTCTTGATCAGTCATATCAGACGCTTTCTTTGCCGTCTGTGGAGATATAGTCAGTGGTATTGTTGGTACATAACCAGATAGTCCTTTATTTTGTCTTGCGTAACTTTCTAAAGAACTAGATTCTTTAATAACATCGTTAGCACGTTTCTGTAAGTAAGAAATAAGCTCTGCTCTTGCCTGGGGACTGTTCTCAAGCTGTGGGACAATACGAACAATAAACTCTCTATCAGCATTAGATGGGTTAGATCCAAGAGCTTTAATCTTCGCTAACACAAGATCACCAGCACTCTTTGTATAAACTTCAGAGTTAGCTAGTTTTTGAACATCATTAGCACCAAGTAAACCAATCGTATTAAAGAAGTTTGCTACACCAACCCTACCAGAAGCAAATGTACCACTAGTGATGTTTTGCTGATTACGCCTAGCCATTTCATTTAAGCTATTCAGTTCACCAATAGCAGTTGTACGTAATTCCCTGGCTTTAACAACTGCTTTAGCGTCTTCTTGGCCTATCTGTTTTTGAAACTCAACTTCTTGTGGAGGCATGTTAGCTGATGCGTTGACATTAACTCGTGAGGCTTTATCAACAGGCTCAATCTGATTAGTTTTTAAGTTACGTTGAACTGCCATTGGTCTGCCATCAGCCCCAGGTATTTGATATACGTCAGAATACTTAGTAGAGTCTACTGGGACAAGGTCTTTGTAATTTCTTGATTGTTTAAAAGCTTCTAAACTCTCTGGTGTAAACTTAGCAGGATCTACATTACCAAATAGTTTTACTTCTTGTTCTTTCCTGGCTTTTTCAGCCAAGGCTTCCGCTTGTGTTTTTTGTGCGCCTGTTTTACCAATCTGAGCCTCTAACAAACCACGCTTAAGCTCACCCATCGTCCTAGACTCTTCAGCAGCCTTAACCTGTGCAGCAGCAGCGATAGCTTCCTGTGT